TAACATTTCTACGCGCTGGGAGGCTGATATGGCATCAGACTCTTGGCTGTCCAAAAACATTCGCCCTATGAGCCTTGTAGCCATTTTTACAGGGTATTTCTTGTTTTCCATGATGTCAGCCTTTGGATTGAATGCCAATGAAGCCTATGTCAATCTTTTAGGACAATGGGGAATGTTGATCATGGGTGCCTACTTTGGCGGCAGAACCATTGAAAAACTTGCAGAAATGAGGAAAAACAAATGAGCCTGAGTCAAGAACAAGCCGCATTTCTTTTGGATGCTTGCCAATTGATTCAATATGCCACAGCCCAAGGTTTTGTGGTTACTGGCGGGGAGTTGGCTCGTACACCAGAACAACAGGCCATTTATGTAAAAACAGGGCGCTCCAAAACCCTTAATTCCATACATCTCAAAAGGTGCGCCATAGACTTGAATTTCTTCAAGGAAGGGCAGATAATATGGGACAAGGGCATTCTTGCGCCATTGGGTGCTTACTGGGAGACTTTAAACCCTAAAAACCGTTGGGGTGGAAACTTTAAGTCTTTAGTGGATTGTCCTCACTTTGAACGAAATGTGGGGTAAGGCATGACAACCGCATCGGTAATGACCTATGACTCCCTCGTGGAGAACATTCAGTCCTATTTAAACAGGACGGATACGGCGACTCTTGAAAAAATCCCTCTCTTCATTATGTTGGCAGAGCAAATCATTGCCGCACAGATTAAATTTCTTGGAAACTTAACCGTTCAAGAATCCACAATGGTTTCCAACCAAGCGGTTATTGACAAGCCTGCGCGTTGGCATAAAACGGTTTCGTTCAACATTTCAGTGGCTGGTGCAAGACAACCCGTGTTGTTACGAAAATATGAGTACCTTCGTGAGTATTGGCCAGATGCGACCAAGACTGGTATTCCCGCATATTTTGCGGATTACGACTATACCCACTGGTTGGTGGCTCCTACTCCTGCTACAAACTATACGTTTGAAATCTTGTATTACGAGCGCATTCAACCTTTGGATTCTTCAAATCAGACGAATTGGTTTACAACTTATGCGCCGCAGGCGTTGCTATATGGGTCTTTGTTGCAGGCAATGCCATTCCTCAAGAATGACGAGCGCATGGCTATGTGGCAACAGAACTACGACCTCATCATGCAAACCTTGATGGCTGAGGATAAGTTAAGAGTGGCTGATCGTCAAGCCGTAGCGGTGGATTCATAATGAGTTACAACAGCCCTTTCACTGGTAACGTCGTCCAACCAACCGACGTATCGTATAGTCGCATCACGCTAACGACTACGTTGCAATTGACTTGGCCTATCAACGGCTCGGTAACCAATGACGCCGCCGCCAGAATCATGGAGGTGTCCACAGCTTCTACTTCAAATCAGTTGTGGATGCCGCCTGCAAATCAAGCCTCTGTGGGTCAAGATGCATTGATTCGCAATGTAGGTTCTGTAGCCTTGACTGTCAAAGATTATCTTGGTCTGCATACTATAGTCACCATTGCGGCAGGTCAGGCTCAGTATATATACATTACCGCCAACCCAGATACTTCTGGGACATGGGGCATTATTGCTTACGGTATTGGTTCATCTGGTGCTGATGCCGCAACTTTGGCGGGTTATGGTCTTTTGGCAATTGGCCAAACGCTGAATCAAAGTCAGCCTGTAACTACGTTTTCAAGTAACTACACCGCTGTTGCCAATGATCGATCCAACACTTATGTATGGACTGGTGGTGCTGGAACTATTACCCTGACATTGGCTTCAACATTGGCCGACAATTGGTTTATGTTTTTGCGCAACAATGGAACTGGTGCCCTAACGGTGGCTTGTTCTGGTGGCAATACGATCAATGGATCATCAACCATTACTTTACAGCCTCAGGACTCTTGTATTATTGTTTGTAGCGGCGTGACGTTCTACACAGTAGGTCTTGGCAAAGCAACTCAATTTGCTTTTACCCAACTGTCTAAAGCTGTGACAACAGGGTCATATACCCTAACAGCTTCAGAAGCATCTAATGTAATTCAAAAGTACACAGGTTCTTTAACGGGTAATGTAACCATTATTATTCCGTCAACCGTTCAGGTGTACTACATTTTGAACGAAACCACTGGCGCTTACACGGTTACGATCACCACAGGCTCTGGTTCAAGCGCAATTTTGACCGCAGGTACTCAGGCTACATTGGTTTGCGACTCCGTTAACTTGTTCAATGCCAACACCATTTTGGCTGGTTCTTCTACGATAAGTTTGAACAGTGGTTCTGTAGGCGCCCCATCTTTAAACTTCTCGGCTGAAACCACAACTGGTATTTATCGTGCCGCATCTGGTGAGTTTGATATTGCCATTCTTGGTGTGAACTTATTTGCATTGACTGCAACGGGTTTAAATATCAATGGTACTGGTAACTTTACTAGTGGCATTTCTGGCGGCACATTCCCATGACCAAAAAAGTTTTTGCCATTGACACTATGGCTGGCATCCAGCGGGATGGCACCGTCTTTGACATGAATTTTTACACCGACGGAAAGTGGGTTCGGTTTCAACGTGGACGCCCCAGAAAAGGTGGCGGCTATCGCTCAATTACTCAAACTGCTACAGGATTGTCTCGTGGTATGTTTGTAAATTCTGCTGATGGCGTAAATCAAGTATTCAGTGGATACAGTTCTGGCCTTGAAGTCATCAACATTGACAACCTTGGCATTGGTTCTGGTATTAACCAATTTACGTTCAACGGTTACATCTTGACGCTTAATACGTTGGTAGGAGGCTCTTTGTACACAAATGGCACTTACACTGGTGTTAGCCTTACTGGCGGCTCTGGAACGGGTGCAAAGGCCACTATTGTGGTTTCTGGTGGCGCTGTGACTACGGTGACACTAACAGCGGCTGGAAATGGGTATGCTGTAGGCAACACATTAAGCGCAACCGCCGCAAGCATTGGCGGAACTGGTAGCGGTTTTTCTATTAAAGTGGCAACCATCAATAGTGGGTTTACGGCAAATGACCTAAACCTATGGCAGTTTGATTCTCTTTTTGATTCTCAGGGAACTGGTAAACAGTTGCTGTTTGCGCACGCTGGCCGCAACTTGGCGCAAATTGATCAAACGGTTGCAACACCCGTTTTGGCTGGTGACATTGCTGGAACTGTTCTTCAGCCCTTGCGTGATACTAATGGCCCAACACCAACTGGAAATACCATTTCTGTGGCTGGGGGCGTGGTTTGTTTGTATCCTTACGTTTTTGTGTATGGAGACAACGGTCTAATTAAAAACTCAGTGGCTGGCGATCCATACAATTGGAACGGCGCAGACGCAAACGAGACCAATGTATCGTCTACAAAGATAGTCAAAGGTTTGCCAGTTCGAGGCGGTTCTAACGCTCCTTCTGGTTTGTTTTGGGCTTTGGATTCTTTAATTCGCGTGTCGTATGCTCCAACCACAATTACTGTTGGCGGCACGGCCAGTACGTTCTATTGGCGGTATGACATCATTACAAGTCAGTCATCAATCCTTTCAAGCCAATGCGTTATTGAGTATGACGGCATTTATTACTGGGTTGGGGTTGATCGATTTTTGCTGTACAACGGCGTGGTCAAAGAACTAAAAAACAATTTTAATCAAAACTACTTCTTTGACAATTTAAACTACGCTCAGAGCCAAAAAGTATGGGCACAAAAAGTTCCTCGTTTTGGTGAGATTTGGTGGTTCTTCCCATCTGGTGACTCAACAGAATGCAACGACGCAATTATTTACAACATTCGTGAAGATTGTTGGTATGACGCAGGCGGCGCTATTGGGGCCAATCGTTCTGCTGGATACTTTTCTCAAGTGTTCCATTATCCAATTGCCGCTGGCACTGTATTAAGTGAGCAAACGCTTATCTTTAGCGCCAGCATAATTACCAATTCGACTACAACAATCAAAGTTCCAGTTACTAACCAAATTGCTATAAATCAAGTAGTGATTGCCAGCAATATTCCTACAGGCGCAACGGTGACTGTGATTGTTCCAAGCGCAACGGCTGGATATTTTGATGTTACTATTAGTGCGGCGGCAACCACATCGGCAACCGTAGTTGCCACTTTCAACACCAAGGCTGGCCAGATTATTTTGTGGCAACATGAAATTGGCACCGACGAGGTGATTGATACCACTTCTAACGCAATTGAAAGTTCTTTTCAGACTTCTGATCTTGGTTGGGTGGCTGGTGGCCCCGCGCAGGCTTCACCAGTTGGAGACAATGTGGCCGTCAATTTAGAGCGTGTTGAGCCTGACTTTATTCAAAACGGCCCAATGACTTTTCAGGTCACGGGTCGACCATATGCTCAATCTGCTGATGTAACGTCAGACCCCTATTATTTTGATCCAGACACTGGCAAAATAGACATGAGGGAACAGCGTCGAGAGATTCGATTGATTTTTACTAGCAACGTGCAAGGCGGAAACTACCAACTTGGTAAGGTTCTTTTAAGCGCCAGCATCGGTGATGTAAGGCCAGTGTAATGGCGCTTGCACTTGTCTATGATCCTCGCTATCACGATTTCCAATCATGGGCATCATTGATGTGTGAGGCTTATGGGGGGCAAAATTTATCTATTCCAAACGCCACAACGGATTGGAAAGAATGGGCGGCAGGGTTGAAAGCAATTGATGTGTTTACGAACGAGGGCATCCCCGGCCCCTACATTTACGAAAACTGGCAAGACTGGGCGAC